CCTAAATGGATGCAACAGGGTGTAGAGGAATGGAATAAAAGTTCTATCGATTTAGAAAACGGGTCAAGAATTTTAGCATCCTCCACTTCATCTAGTGCTGTTCGTGGTGGTTCTTTTAATATGATTTTCTTGGACGAATTTGCTTATGTTCCACAAGAGGTTGCAGAAGACTTCTTCAGTTCAGTATATCCAACCATTGCTTCTGGTAAAGAATCAAAAGTTTTAATTGTTTCTACTCCAAAGGGGTTGAACTTATTCTATAAGTTGTGGGTCGGTGCAGAAGAAGGAACAAACGATTATGTTCCTGTTGAAGTTCATTGGTCACAAGTTCCAGGCCGGGATGCGGCTTGGAAGAAGCAAACAATTGCTAATACATCTGAACAACAATTTCGTGTAGAATTTGAATGCGATTTTATTGGTTCAATGAATACATTAATTTCTGCACCAAAACTAAAAACCATGGCGTGGAGAAACCCACTCATCAGAAATGATAATGGTCTTGATATTATTGAAAAACCCCAAAAAGACCATATCTATGCTATGACAGTTGACACATCTAGAGGTGTTGGTATTGATTATCATGCTTTTACCGTTATCGATGTTACTCAACATCCATATAAATTAGTTGCTAAGTTTAGAAACAATATCCTATCACCTTTGCTATATCCAGATGTTATCTATAGAGTTGCCACAGAATATAATGAGGCCCATGTTCTTATTGAATTAAATGATATCGGAGAATCAGTAGCAAATACTGTTTATGAAGAACTAGAATATGACAATGTGATTATGACTACAATGAAAGGCAGAGGTGGTCAAGTTGCAGGTGGTGGCTTTGGACCTGGCAGACAGCAAAGAGGTGTTAAAACTACCAACCCCGTTAAAAGAGTTGGTTGTTCTATTCTTAAAAGCCTCATAGAAGAAGATAAAATTATTCTTGAGGATTATGATATTCTTCACGAACTTACCACTTTTGTTGAAAAGAAAGGCTCCTATGAGGCAGATACCGGCCACCATGATGATTTAGTCATGTGTTTAGTGTTATTTTCTTGGCTTACTAAGCAAACATACTTCAAAGACCAAACAGACCTAGATATACGAAAGATGTTATATGAAAAACAAATCAAAGAAATCGAAGAAGACATGACCCCATTTGGTTTTTTGGATGATGGTATATCAGATTCAGTAAATAATGACCTTCCGCCAGGTTGGTTTGAAGTTAAGTGAAACTTTTAGTTTTTCTAAATATGGTTGTTAATGTACATTGAATGTACGAAGAAAGTAATTTCAAAATCAGTTTAATGGTCTAAAGTTCAAGAAGGAGAAAATTCATGGGATTTCAAGTTAGTCCAGGCGTAGATGTCCGTGAGATTGACCTAACAAATGTTATTCCTGCTGTATCAACTACAGTTGGAGGTATTGCTATTAAAGCCCAGTGGGGCCCTGTAGATGATATAGTACTCATCGATAGCGAAAACATGTTAGTGGATATTTTCGGTAAACCAAACGATGATAATTTTAGAGGGTGGTTCTCAGCAGCCAACTTCCTATCTTACGGTAATGCTCTTAGAGTAGTCCGTGTAGATGATGGAGGAACGAGTAGTTCAGGGACCGCATGTAATGCAAACTATGATGGTTCAACTGGTACAGGTAGTGAGGGAGATGCAACTAGTCCATTTACTGGTGGTAGTTCTAGCATATATGTTGCAAACGAACAAGAACTAGAAGATGCAAGAGATGGTGCAACATTGGATTCCACTGCAATTCTTGCCAAATACCCAGGCGCATTAGGTAATTCCATTCGAGTAATCCTAAACAGCAGTTACGAAGGCCACACTGGTGGTGACTATATCGATGCTGATGGTTCGGGTGAAGGTGCTTCCTACAGCGACCTTAGTTCGATTTTTGACCAATATCCAAACGATGCTACTTACGGTACTGCCGGTACTGAGTGGGTAGTTGAACGAGGTGGTTCAAATGATGAAGTTAATGTAGTAGTTATCGACCACCAAGGTCTGTTCACAGGCGTTCCTGGCACGGTTTTAGAGAAATGGGAACTTTTATCCCTATGTGCCGGTGCAAAATCTTCTGATGGTAGTAGTAACTATTTTGTTGATGTAATCAACGGTAGTTCAGAATACATTGCAATCGGTAAAGGTCTTGTATGGGATACATTAGCCATCGATGATAATCAAGATGAGAATTCCACCTATGCTGCCGCAACTTTCCTCTGCGATTTGGAAGAAGGTAGTGACGGTGGTGCCCCTGCACAAGCCGATTTCTATACTGCCGGTGACCCAAGAGGATATGCTCTATTAGAAGACGGTGAAACTGTAGATGTTTCACTTCTAATCGGTGGCGCCGCTGATGATGAATGTGCATCTGTTCCTGCAAGTGGAAGTTCTTCCAACAATACAGTTGCTCAAAGACTGGTTGAAATTGCAGAAGCCCGTAAGGACTGTGTTTCATTCGTTTCACCTGCATTTTGGACGGTTGACCCGAAGAATACTACATCCGAATCAGACAGAGCAGACAATATCATTACTTGGCGTAGGGACCATTGGAATAAGTCCACATCTTACGCAGTAGTTGACAGTGGTTACAAATATCAGTACGATGCTTACAACGATACCTATCGTTGGGTGCCTCTAAACGGCGATGTTGCTGGCCTTTGTGTTAGAACAGATGGGGTTGCAGACCCTTGGTTCTCACCCGCAGGGTACAACCGTGGTCAAATCAACCGTGTTGTTAAGTTAGCACACAACCCACGACAAGCACAACGAGATGACCTTTATCAATCAGGTGTTAATCCTGTAGTTGCATTCCCCGGCCAAGGAACAATCCTGTACGGTGATAAGACTGCTCTCGCTAAGCCAAGTGCATTCGATAGAATTAATGTTCGTCGTTTGTTCATCGTGCTTGAGAAAGCAATTGCGACTGCCGCTAAGTATCAACTATTCGAATTAAATGACCAGTTTACTCGGTCACAATTCGTTGCTATGGTTGAACCGTTCTTACGAGATGTTAAGGGTCGAAGAGGCATTTATGACTTTAAAGTCGTATGTGATTCTTCAAACAATACACCGAATGTAATTGACGGTAATAGATTCGTTGCAGATATCTTTATTAAGCCTGCTCGTTCTATTAACTTTATGACACTGAACTTCATTGCGACTCGCACTGGTGCTAGTTTCTCAGAAGTAGCAGGTGCTGTTTGATAAAATCGGTACTATATAATAAAGTAGAAAGAACTTTTTTAGGAGAAAAAAACTATGCCAATTAATGTAAGCGATTTTAGAGCAAATCTTCCCGGCGGCGGCGCCCGTCCCAATCTGTTTGAGGTTGTTTTCAACAATCCAACTAGTTTGAGCAACACGAAGGGGAATGCAAGAGATGCAGAGGAGGAGGCTTTCCTTTGTAAGTCAACTTCGTTGCCAGGCACAACTGTAAGTCGTGTAGATGTTCCGTTCCGTGGAAGAAATATTAGAGTTCCCGGCGTTCGGGAGTTTGATGATACTTGGGTAACAACTATTATCAACGATACTGACTTTTCTGTTCGAAGATGGGCAGAAGACTGGATGAATGCCATTGCTTCTCATGAGTCAAATGTAGGTAATTTTACACTTACTGACCTTTCGACAACATTACATGTATACCAATTAGACCATAGAGATGGTAAACGAATCCGTGGATATAAATTCATAGATGCATGGCCATCAGAACTAAATGCTATTGAACTTGCTGCCGATACAAACGACAGCATTGAAGAGTTTGATATCACTTGGACATATTCATATTGGTTGAATGATACAGAAAATGAAGTGAATGCGGCAGTTGCAGGGCCAGAGTCGAATAAACAAACCGTAGATTAATACTTACACTCCAATTTTGTGCTTTCTTTTTTTGTTATAAATATATAATGTAATATGGAGTGAAATTATATGCCTTGGGATTTATTTGGATTTCAAATTAGCCGTAAAAAGGCTAAACAACAATCAAAACCATCAGGGGGCGGCAAACAACTTCAATCGTTTGTCGCTCCTGATGTTGAAGATGGTTCTACAGCCATTCAATCTGGTGCTTATTATGGGCACTATATTGACCTTGATGGTAACATCAAAAATGACATTGACCAGATTAAGCAATATCGGGCATTATCATTACACGCAGAAGTAGAATCTGCAATTGACGATATAATCAACGAAGCAATCGTAACAGAAGAGGGAACTCCTACTGTTGAGATTATTCTTGACGATGTTGCCGTTAGTCAAAATGTAAAGAAAAAGATTAGAAATGAATTCGACCAACTTTTAAAGGTTCTTGATTTTGATAATCGGGGATATGAATTATTTCGAAGGTGGTATGTTGATGGTAAAATATTCTATCATGTATTAGTAGACCCCAAAAAACCAAAAGAAGGTATTCAAGAAGTTCGTCAAATTGATGCTACTCAAATTCGTAAAATTCAAGAAATTGAAAAGGAACGAAAACAAGGTGATGGTGCTAATGTTGAAATTGTTAAAGATGTAACAGAATATTACTTGTTTAACGATAAGGGATTTGGAGGACCCGGGCAAGATAGTCAAGGTCTGCGAATCCACCCTGATGCCATCACATATATTCACTCTGGTTTATATGACTCAGCAAGAAAACTAGTTATTAGTTATTTGCATAAAGCCATTAAACCCGTGAACCAACTTCGAATGATGGAAGATGCTGTGGTTATATACCGCATTGCAAGAGCCCCCGAACGAAGAATTTTCTATGTCGATGTTGGTTCACTACCTAAGACAAAAGCCGAACAATATGTTCGTGATATTATGAATCGTTATAAGAATAAACTTGTATATGATGCAAACACAGGTGAACTTAAAGACGAAAAGAAATATATGTCAATGCTTGAAGATTTCTGGATGCCTCGCCGTGAAGGTGGCAAGGGAACAGAAATTTCTACACTTGATGGTGGTCAAAATCTTGGTGAAATGGAAGATGTTGAATACTTCAAGAAGAAATTATATCGTTCATTGAATGTTCCAATATCAAGACTTGAATCTGAAAATGGATTCAATATGGGACGAGCATCTGAAATTACAAGAGATGAACTTAAGTTCTCTAAGTTTGTATCTAAACTACGAAGCAAATTTAGTGGCATGTTCTTCCAGTTACTAGAAAAACAATTAATACTTAAAGGTATCATTCGTGAAGATGAATGGCCTGAAATTAAGTATAGAATTAAATTAGATTATCTTCGTGATTCTCACTTTACCGAACTAAAGAATGCAGAACTTCTTGAAAATAGACTTGGTATCCTTCAATCCATTGATGAATATGTTGGTAGATATTTTTCTGCTGACTGGGTACGAAAAGAAGTTCTTCAGCAAACTGAAGAAGACATCGTGAACATTGATAAACAAATTGAACAAGAAAAACTTAGTGGTGTAGTTACTTCTGAGCGTGATGCTGAAGGTGTTCGTTATAGAATTGAAGCCCTTGAGACACTGGACCAATACATAGGTAAGTATTATTCATTGGCTTGGGTCCGTAAGAATATCTTACAACAGACTCCCGATGAGATTGAGGCGATGGATAAAGAAATCAAAAACGAATTGGAAGCAGGAATTCAACCTGACCCACCAACAGGACCGTAAGGAGTATATTAAATGGCAGATTGGACTATAACAGTACAAGAGAACACAACTAGAAGAGTTGTAATTAAAGCGGATGCATACGAAACGGTGGCCGACACTAATATTACATGGGCAAATCTTAGCCCGTTGTTTGGCCAACCAGATGCGCCAGGTGGAGTCACAGGCAGTATTACTGGTGAAAGAACCAATAGTAAAACGAGTTTGCAACTTGTTTCTATTACTCATGAACATAATTCAACCTCAAAAAAGACAACGAACTTGAATTGGGTAGATGATTCAGATGCCGCTGTTCATTGTTGGCCAATATCAAGTGAGGCAACTTCAATTGATTTTCCAGTTCCACCTTCATGGCCTACAGGAACTGACCCTCATACAACCAATGCATTAGAGATTGAGGGTGTTATCTGTGGCACAGGCAAGTCGTACTCAATAACATTAGAGTTTAGTGCAGGTTAATTAAGGAGTTCTGGAATGGCTTGGACTATAAGAACCCTGCGAGATACATCCAAAGAAGTTGTTTTACAAATAAACTCTGCAAAAGCAGATGACTCTACTTCTCTTGATATACCGTGGACTTATGTAGACAAACTGTTAGGTGTCAGAGATGGTGGAAGATATCCCACCAAGGATGATATTTATATTTCAGATATTATGGGCTATAGTGGATACCACGACATTGCTTCTGGTAAAGGTAGTGCAACTGTTGATTTTAAAATTGATGTTACATGCCCAACGACTGGAATAGGTGAGGCCGAAAATGAAAATAGTATAGTTTGTATCTTGAGTCAGTCAAAAAATATCAACACAACCCGTGGCCGTAAACGATTTAATTCGAAAGGCCCTAAACGATTTAAGTCGAAGGGCAGTATATCATCATTGAATAGAGATAAACTATCGGCTGCATCAAAGGCTACTCAGACTCATGATACAACAAATATGTTAAGTTTAAATGTATCAAGTGGTTCTATAGTCAGTGGAAGTTCTAGTGGTTTATCGTATATTATTAGTTTTAAATGTAAAGGATAAGGAATAACTATAATGAAACACAATGAAAAGAAAATGGTTGATGCAATATTAACTGATAACCCATCCGAGTTTGTTGATGCATTTAAGAATGACATGAATATAAGAGTATCTAATAAATTGGATGACGAGAGAACTCAAGTTTCTAGAGATGTATTAGATAATCAAAACGACCAAAAGGAAGATTAATGTCAGCAGGAAATTACGACATTCATGCAGAACAAGGTTCTACTTTTTCGTTAACTATAACTTACAAAGATAGTTCAGGGTCGGTTATTGATGTTTCTTCGAATACTGCAAGAATGCAGGTTCGTAAATCCCAACTATCCTCATTAAAACTTTTAGACATTGATATCAATGGTGTAACTGGTGGTATTACTGGTGGTACGGGTGGTATTACAATGAATGCGAGTGGTATTACTGGTAATATTAATGTTGCAGTTGATGCCACAACTATGACAAATGTTCCGGCCGGTAGATTTTTTTATGATTTAGAACTTGTCGATGGAACAACTGTTACAAAACTTATCAGGGGTAAATTCACCAACGATGGAGAAATTACTAGATGAGCAATAAAGTCATAATCAAAGACTTACAACCAAATAAAGTAACAGTCACATCTGCAACTGCTATTACAGTTACGCAGGTGTCTTCCAACGACAGGGTAGTATATGTCTGAAGAAATAGAAGTTAAAACTATACAATTCAAAAGAAACCCAGGCACAACAGAACCTGATATTAGTGACTTAGCAATAGGTGAACCTGCGATTGCAATGGACGGGCCCACAGGGGCTAATTCTAAAATTTACATAGGAATAGCAGACACGGTTGATGGAACTACAGATTCAGTAGTTGCCATTGGTGGTGGTTATTATACAGGATTTATTGATTCAATAGATGCATCCACAGATGAAATTAATCTTCTCGTTGATGGCAATATTTCAAGTTTCAATAACGATGTTGGATATATTACTGATGGTGCAACGGGACCACAAGGTGATACTGGTGATACTGGTGATACTGGTGCAACGGGACCTACTGGTGATACTGGTGCAACGGGACCACAAGGTGATACTGGTGATACTGGTGCAACGGGACCAGTCGATGATTATGTGTCACATTTCAACGGTGCAACTGGTTCTATTATTGGTGTAAACAGTGTTGATGGATTAACTGGTGCTGT